TGAATGCTTTTAGTGGTGTTGCTTGTTGGTGGGGTGGTGCTACAGAATTGTATTATGGAAATACAGGATCTAAGAAATTAGCGACAGAAGTTGGTGGTGTTCAGATTACAGGATCTCTTGCAAAGACTGCTGGATCATTTAGAATTCCTCATCCTATTGTTGGTCTTTCTACTACAAAGTATTTGGTTCATTCATTCATTGAAGGACCACAAATGGATCTTATCTATCGTGGTAAGGTTACTTTAGTGGATGGTACTGCCACAGTTAATATTGATACAAAGGCAGGAATGACAGAAGGAACTTTTGTTCTATTAAATAGAGATGTTCAATGTTTCACTACTAATGAAACTGGGTGGACTGCAATTAAAGGTTCTGTAACTGGCAACGAGATCACAATAGTTGCACAAGATAATACTTGTACTGATACTATTTCTTGGATGGTTGTTGGTGAAAGACAAGATGAAGCTGTTAAGGCATTAGATATGACTGATAGTGAGGGTAACTTAATTATTGAAACCGATCAACCAGCACCAGATACAAAACATGCTGATATTCAAGCACAGTTATAGAGGTAAATAGATGGCTATTAATTTTCCAAGCAGTCCTAGTGTAGACGATACTCATACCGCAAATGGTATAACATGGAAGTGGGATGGAACAACCTGGAAAGTTGGTATATCTACAATTAATGCTGCTACTATTCCAGGTATTTCTACAACAGGAACATCCTATTTTTATAATGTATCAGTTGCATCTTCTGTAACTGCAGGTACTTTTTATGGTGATGGTTCTGGTTTAGTTGGTATTGCTGCAACAAATTCCCAGTATGCAAATGTTGCTGGTATTGCAACTAATGCTCAGGGTCTTACTGGTACTCCAGATATCACAGTAAATAATATTATATCAAGTGATATTACACCTCGAAATATAAATTCTTCTGGTATAGTTACTGCTACAGCATTTGTTGGTGATGGTTCTGCATTAACTGGAATTAGTGGTGGTGGAGGTGGTGGACAAGGTGGAACTACTGGTAGTGGATCTTTTAGTGGAACACCTTCATCCCTTAATAATATAGATAATGTTGTTACTACTAAGCTAGCTTTAGAATATATTTTATATTTTAGTCATAGTACTGGTAAGCAAGCACAGAAAGTTCTTATACTTAATAATGGAGCTAGTTCTTATCTGCAGGAATTTGCTGTTGTAAATGATAATGATCCACTTGTTTCTGTTGGATCATCTATTTTTGCTAATACTTTATATTTGAATGTTACTCCAGAAGCTAATATAAGTGGAACTATTGATTGGAAATTTTTAAGAAATGAAATAACATGATCTCTTCAACAACAGATCCAGATACAGGTAGAGTTCTTGTTGTATATCCTGATACTCCACAAGCATATACTGTATATGTAAAAGAATCTTGTGATTGGGAAGAGATTCATAATTATATAATCAATGAGAATGAACTAGATAATATTCCAAATAGAAAGATTGATTGTACTTCTGAGATGAAGTGTTCTTCTAATAGAGGTGTTTATGAAATGTCTCCTGATGAAGCAGAAGTATTAAGAAATCATCCAAAGATTGATTTGGTAGAAAGGGCAGGATTATATAATGAGTATGAATTAGAGCAAAGAAAGTATGATGAGAAGTTTGACAGTCATCTTTTTACTAGTAGATTTAAATATAATGTTAATAATAAAAGACCTGCATATGGTAGTATAAATCCTGGTAGTATTTTAAATTTTACTCAATGGGGTTTATATAGACATCAGCATCGGGCAAATAAGTATGGTAGTTCTGCAAATATAACAGAAGATTTAAAATATAGTTTAAGTGGAAAGAATGTTGATGTTGTTATTATGGATACTGGAGTTCGTTGGGATCATCCAGAATTTTTAAAACCAGGATATACAAGTGTTCCTAATAACTTAGCTTGTGAAGAATATACTAGAGTAAGGGATATATTAATTCATGGTGCTTCTGATTATGGTATTAATTGGGTTAATGAAGGATTAGTTGCACCTGGAACAGGAACACTTTCAAATTATAATGTTACTGGTGCTTTATTGATGTATGAAAATGGTAATTCTAGTAATAGTCAGGCAAATTATCATGGATGTCATTGTGCTGGAACTGCTGCAGGAAATCAGTTTGGGTGGGCTTTTGAATCAAACATATGGAATATTGCTTGTATTGATAGGTCAGATTTAGGGTGGTCAGATCCTTGTGATGCGTTTGATTATATTAGAGTTTGGCATAAAAATAAACCAATTAATCCAGAAACAGGAAGAAGAAATCCTACTGTAGTTAATGGTAGTTGGGGGTTTAGACAATTTTTTCCTTATGCAAATAATTATGATGTAGTTGAAAGGGGAGTTTCCTATAATAAAAATGCAATAACTAGTACTACTTGTCCATCTGTTTATTATATGGATACGTATTATACTTGGAAAGAATTTACAAATGAAGCACCATCTAGTCAAGCTAAAGTTGATGAGTTGTTTAATGATCCTGATTGTGATGATTTAATAGTTATTTTTGCTGCAGGTAATTCTAAGGATAAACAAGATAATCCTGATGGTATTGATTATGATAATTATATTTCTAATGCTAGTTTTGTTTATACTTCAGACAGAACAAATTATTATAATAGAGCTGGAACACCTGCTATAGCTGTAGATGGTAGAAAAGATGCACCTATATCTGTTGGTGCTATGGATGCTGTGACATATACTACTGCTGGACAAGAAAGAAAAGCTAGTTTCAGTAATAGTGGACCACGTATTGATGTTTGGGCTGCTGGATATAATATTCTTAGTCCTTATGGAAGTAGTGGATTTCAAGATCCAAGAAATAATAATTTCTTTAATGCCAATTTAAATGGAACTAGTATGGCAGCTCCACAAGTATGTGGTGTTGTAGCATTGTATCTACAATCACAACCACACGCAAATAGAGTAGATGTTAGAAATTGGATATTAACACATGGATCAACTGAAGTTCCTAATACTGATGCTACTTCAGAAACTGCTGGATTTTATGATCCACATCAAAGTAATAGTGCAACTGATTCTGATTATTGGGGAAATATTTATAGTTTAAAGAGTGCTTCTCGTAGAATTTTATATAATCCTTTTTGTAATGATGGAAAGGCATCAATAGATGGTGTCGAACTTAAGGGTGTTGTTATTTCATATAAATAAATAAAAATAGTATTTCATCGTAGGAAAAAATGGGTAGGTACGTTGGGCTTAGTATAAACAAAGGAACTGGCGGTGGCGGTGGTAGTGGAACCATTGTACAAACTAGTGCTTTTAATAGGGCATCTGGAATAACTACCGATTCTAGTAATAATGTTACTAAAGTAATTCTCGGTGACAACCAATATAGTGGAATGATGTATAATAATGTTGGTTTAGTTACTGGATATAATGAAAAATTAGGTGATAATGAACCTATAGGTTGGCAACTTGCTTATGATTCTAAAGGTTTATGTACAGATATTACAAAAGCTCCTTCCCCATTTCCTACTTTTGCAACTTCCGCATCTTCAACCAGCGTAAATGAAGGTGATACTGTAACCTTTACTGTAACTACTGAAAGAATAGCTGATTCAACTACTCTTTATTGGGATACTAGTAGTGATGATGATGTAAGTACTAATAATGGATCTTTCACAATTACATCTAATACTGGAACATTCGATATTACTCTTGCTGAAGATACTACTACTGAAGGAACTGAAACAATAAATGCAAGAATATATACTGATTCTGGTAGAACAAATAAGGTTGCTACTACTGATAATATTACTGTAGCTGATACTTCATTGGGTGCTGCACTTGGTGGGCATATTTTCCATGCTGGAAACTGGAATACTCAAGAAACATATAGCTGGACTGTCCCTGGAGGAGTAACATCAATATCTGTTGTTTGTGTTGGTGGAGGTGGTGCAGGTGAAACTAATCATGATGGTGCATCAGGTGGTGGCGGTGGACTAGCATATAAAAATGGTCTAGCTGTAACCCCAGGACAAACAGTATCTGTTTATGTTGGTGCTGGTGGATTTGCTACAGGTTGGGGTGATACCAATCCGCAAAACGGGCAAAGTTCTTACATATCATATGGTGGAACAACCTATGCAGTTGCTGGTGGTGGAGAAGGTGCTCAAGGTTCAGCAGGTGATGGTTGGTATTCTAACTCTAATAGTTTCCCTAATACCAATAGTGATGGTGGTGGACAAGGTGGTTCTGGATATCATCAAGGTGGATGTCGTCAAAGTGGTGGTGGTGCTGGTGGATATTCTGGAGGTGGTGGTACAAACTCTGGACGCTGCGGTAATCCAAGTTATTCAGGACAGCAAGGACAGAATGGACAAAATGGTGGTGGAGGCGGTGCATGCTCTCAGAACGGTGCTCCTCAAGGTTACTCTGCTGGTGGTGGAGGAACTGGAGTATATGGTCAAGGATCTGATGGAGCAAAAGGAGATCAAAATAATAATGGTAGTAATGAAGGTGTTAATGACTTCTGTGGTGGAGGAGGATCAACTGCATTTAATACTGGTTTAAGAGGTTATTCTAACGATTCTTCTAATAGTGAATATGCATGTGGTCAAGACTTAGGAAATAGTTATAATAGAAATAGTCAGATGAATCAACATGGACAGGGTGGTGGAACAACTCCTGATGGCGGCTTCCCTGGTGGAGGTGCTGGAGGAGCAAATGGTAGTTCACCTGCTGGATGGGGTGGAAATGGTATGGTTAGAATTATCTGGGGACAAGTAGGTGGACAAAACAGATCATTCCCTTCTACTAATGTGAATAGAACTGATCAATATGATGCAACTATAACTGAAGATGTTAGCGGAACACAAAGGCAATATTGATAATTAGGAATAATAAATACCTAAAAACTAGGTAAATGTCTTATAATAAAGGTTTTGGTGTAAGAGAAATCAATTTGATTGGAGCACAGGGAGTTCCTTCAATTGATAGTCCTAATAATCTAAATTTAAATGCTGTAAATGTTGCTATTAGTACTGATGTATCAATAGGTGGTACTTGTACTGCAACTGAGTTTGATGGTGCTATATCTGGTTGGATACTTGGTAATGATGCATCAAACCATTATACATTTACTGGTCCTGGATTAACAGGTACAATAAATGATCCAGATTTAAATCTTGTTAGAGGGCAGAAATATATTTTCCATAATAGATCTTCGGGGCATCCGTTCAGGATTCAAAGTACTCCTAATGGATCTGCAGGTACGCAGTATAATACTGGTGTAACTAATAATGATGGTGCTGCACCAACCGATATTGTATTTGATGTTCCACAGGATGCACCTGATACGTTGTACTATCAGTGTACAGCACATACTAATATGGGTGGAAAGTTAGTTATTCAAGGATATCGTACACCTGAATTTAATGATCAAACAACATCTTATACTCCAACAAGATCTGATATTGGAAAGATAATTACTATTAATTCTAATGTTAATCTATCAGTGTATCTTACAAATAAGGCTACTGGAGGTTGGATAACTGGTGATAGATTTGAGATTATGACTTTAAGTACTCAGCAAACAACTCTTGATGTTTCGTCTCAAACGGGTGGTAGTCTATATTATGCAAACCCTAATGCATCTTATAGTACAGGAAATAGAACATTAGCACCAAAATCATTAGTTACTGTAATCTATATGGATACTAATAATTGGTATGTTACTGGTACTGGTATATCATGATAAATATCTAATAAAGTAATCATATAATGGCATTTAATAGAGAACTTTCACAACTTGGTCATTATATTGTAGTAGATGACACTACAGGTAAGATTGCTATTACCAGTACAACATCTCCTAATGTTGGTATCGGAAGTTTAAATCCTCAATATAAACTGGATGTTCTTGGTGATACTAGAATTTCTAG